CCGCCCGATGCAGTCGAGCCGACCGTGGGGCCAGTCAGTCCACCGGCAGAGGCATCGACAACAGCAGGAGTTGCGTTGTGATGCCCACCAGAGCCACCGCCGCCGCCGCCCCATTGGGAACAGCCACCATCGAACGAAGCGGGCGTTGCACTACTACCACCGCCTGCGCCGCCGCCTTCCCAAGCGGGGCCGACGGTTGCGCTGTTAACGCCCGTAATGCCAATCATCGAATAGCCAGCGCCTGAGACAGTCCCCGCGCCGCCCGAATGAGAGGACGCGCCCGTGCCGCCCACGGTTGCTGCGGGAGTATTTGAGCCGCCTTGGCCGCCGCCGCCGCCGCCGACATTCAAATACGCGGAAAATCCTGTGGCAGACGCATTTCCTGATGTCGCAATTCGTGTGGGCTGTCCAGCGCCGCCAGCCTGACCCGCACCGCCAGCAATGCTTGGAAGTGCGGCCACTCCACCCGCGCCAATCGCAACCGTGAGCGCATCAGGCAAAAGCGCCGCAGGGAAGATGGCAGTCGCCATCGCTCCCGCGCCGCCGCCGCTGCCGCCCTTTGCAATACTTGCAGTCGCAAGGCTTGCGCCGCCACCACCTGCGCCGCCACCGCCCCATGCTCTCATCAGCACGAATGACGGCTGAAAAGATGTCGGCTTGTTCCAGCGACCACCGGGCATCGTGAACGTTTGGATGTCGGCAGGCGTTTCCGCGCCAAGCAGTTTCCACCCGCAAACTTCATCAAACACGATTCCGGACTGCGCGGCGAGCGTACCCGCCCAAAGGTCAACCGTGGTCGTGCCGTCCGTGTGCTGCACCGTCACGGTCTGGCTTGCGCCATCGTTGAACACGGACAGCACCTTGACCGTGCGCTGCGTCGATGACGCGGGCGATGCAACCACATCGGTCGTGGTCGCAGTCGAGATGACGGTATTCGTGCGGGCAGGCGTGACCGTGGTGCCGGAGAGGTCAACGAATGACGCATGAACGGAAATCGTCCCTGCCGATCCCGTCACTACCCGCACCGTGTCTGCCGTCGAGGTAAGCAGAATCACAGCGTCACCACGCCATTACGATGCAATACCCGTCGCCACCAACGCCTCCAGCGCCGCCCGTGCCGGGGTTGTTGCCCGCGCCACCGCCACCACCTGCGCCGCCGCCAAGTCCGCCCGCGCCGCCCGCAGCGCCGTTGGTCGAGGCCGTGACCGTCGAGCCACCGCCACCGCCGCCTTGACCGCCTGCCACGCCGTTAGTAGCCGAGCCGGGACTGCCCGCCGTGGGAGTCGCGCCGCCCGTGCCTGCCGCGCCGCCGCCGCCTAAAGCAGAACCGTTGGCACCACCAGCCGTTGCCACCACGACCGCAGGCGTTGCGCTCCGATGCCCGCCACATCCACCGCCGCCGCCGCCCCACACGGAGCCGCCGCCTGCGAGTCCTCCCGGTGTGCTCGAAGAACCACCGCCACCACCGCCGCCTTCCCAGCCGTAATGCGTGGTCGAGGAGGCATTGGTGCCGGTGATTCCTTGACCGGCGATGCCGGGGCCTGTGCTTGTCGGGACTCCTCCCGTGCCAGCGGTTGAACCTGAGCCGGAACCGCCCGCAGCATGGCACCCACCACCACCACCGCCGCCCGTTGCCGAAGCCGAAATCTGACCTCCCGCACCACCGCCACCGCCGTAGGCCGTGAGGTACGAGCCGAAGGTCGTGTTGCCACCTTGCCCGCCGTTGCCGCCAGCAGCACCCGCAGCGCCCGCTGCGCCCGCAGAGCCGCCCGCGCCGATGGTCACGCTCACCGTATTGGTCAGCGCGTCAGCCGTGAAGATGGCCTCCACGCGACACGCACCGCCCGCGCCTGCACCGCCCTTCGTGACAACAGCCGTGCTCAGGCTTCCACCGCCACCGCCACCACCGCCCGCGCCCCACGCGCGAACCAGAACCACCTTCGGCGTGAAGGCCGTGGGCTTGTTCCAGTTGCCGTTGGCGCTGAAGGTCTGCGTGTTGGTCGGGCGCGTGTTGCCGTAGAGCGTCCAGCCTTGACCATCGGTGTAGACCACACCCGTTTGCGCCGGGAGCGAAACCTGATACAAGTCCACCGCCGTGGTGCCGTCCGTGTGGAGAATCGTGACCTTGTTCGCAGCGGTCGCGGAATCGTTGAACACGATGAGCGACTTGAGGTTGCGCTGCGTCGAGGATGCAGGCGACCCCACCACCGTTGTGGTCGTAGCCGTCGAGATGACGGTATTCGTGCGCCCCGGCGTGACCGTAGACCCAGACAGGTCTACATACGACGCCTGCACATGGACCGCACCAGCGTCACTCGTCGTGAGCCGGATGAGGTCGGACGTGGAGGTAAGGAGAATCACGCTTAACTCAGGGTGATCGCAGCGCCGGTGAAGTCCACCGTGAAGGTTTCACCGCTTGCCATCGTGATTGACGAGCCGTAGTCCCACCAGCCCACAAGCGGGTCACCCGCCACGGTGTCATCGAACAGCACGACATAGCGGAACGGGCCGACAGCGCCAGATGCCGTCATCACCAAGTCCGCAAGGACAAGCGTAAAGGTGCCGCTTGTCTGCGATGCGCTCGTCGTCGTGACGTTGCGCGAGGACAGATTGGTATACGAAATCTGCGTGATATCAGCCAACACGCTGTTGGTCGCAACCGGCGCGGTGTTGGAGAGGGCAATCACGAACTGGTCGGTGCCGAGGTTGGCACCTTCCGGCATGTTTTCAGCCCACGCATTGAACTTGTTGTAAGTAGCCATGTTTACCTCAATTTATCGCCTGTTGATCGCGCACAATCTCAACGCCCGCTGCTCTACCGTCAGCGCCGCGAATAATACGCTTTGGCGCGTACATCGCTTGCATAGCCGTCTGCAAGTACGCAAGCGTCTCGGCGTGTTGCTGTGCCTGCTGTGTCTGCATCTGCTGTAAGCCCATCATAACCTTTTGCAAGTCCCCACCCACAGCCTGCGCCATCTGCTGCGTCTGAGAGGCTTGCGCTTCAAGGTTGGGGATATCCGCACCCGGATTAGCAGAAATACGCGCCACGAGGATTTTCGTCTGCGCGTCGAGATTGGCTTTCCACTTCTCCAACTCGGTCTTGTTCTGCATTTCCTGCGCCTTTAACTGCGCCTCAAACTGCATCTTCTGGGCCTCGGCCTGCTGCTCGGCGGCGATACGCTGCTGCTCCATCTGCAATTTAGCGCCCTCAACTTGTTGCGCCTGCTGCATTTTCGCCTGTTCCAACTGCATCTGAACTTGCGCCTTCTGCTGCTCGACCTGCGCTTGACCCTCTACGGCCTGCTGCTCTGGCGAGGGCTGGCCCTGCGTTGCCTTCATCTGCTCCATCGCCTGCTCAATAGCACCCTCTAGCGGACGCGCCTGCTTGAACGCCTGAACGCCGAACTTCATCAGTTCAGACATTATCGGAGCCATCTCGGGACGGGCAACGGCGACCGGCAACGCCTGTTGCATGAACCCGCCGAACGCCTGCAAGAATTCCATGCGGTCTTGCTTCATCTGCGCTTCGTCAATCTGGACGAGGCTATCCGCAGCAACGTCGATGCGGAAGTTACGCAGCGGGCTGTCCTGCAACAACTCTAGCGCCTGCGGGATGACAGCCTTATCCGCATCGCTCATCTGCTCGGCAGCGGCGTACGCGAGGATGGTCTGCGGCTGGAACTTGGTGCAGATAATCTGCGCCTTCAATCGCAACAGTTCCGTGGCAAAGAGCGCCACATCCTCTTGCATCGACCGCAAGCGAAGCGAGGCGTACTGCCCCTTAATCTGCTGCGCCGTCGCTGTCTCATTCGCCGCAGTCTGACCCCGGATAATGTCCGAAATACCCGTAATCTCGTAAATCTGACCCTTGATTTGCTCACGGGCCTGATAGCATTGGATAAGCGCACCGGCAATTTGATCGATAGGCAGCAGGTCGACCGACCCCTTCAGCCCGCCCTTCTCGCTAAACGCCATCCACTTGTCGACCGGGACAAGCGAATTGTTCTCGCCCTCGGTCAGCAATCGCTGCAAAGCCGGTTGCGATGCGTCATACACGCCGCGAACGCGCAGCGCCTTTACCAGTCCGTCGATGCGGTCGGACAGGATATCCAACTCGGCGGCTTGGTCTTGGTAAAGCGTGAAGTCCGGCACCGGAACCAGCGTGTCGCTCGTCGTGGTGGCGTACAGCGGGCGAGGGCAGGGGAAGAAGCCCTCCAACCCAAGCGGGTCATCGCGCTCGTCGATAATTTGCGGGTAGCCCTTGCAGAACCAGAACACACGCTTGGTGGTCTTGTCCCACAGTTCGCATATCTTGGCGCGGTTGTTTACCCGCTTGCGCTCGTTGTAGGCGTTAAGCGGCTCCGGGCCAGAGTCCAGCGGGATGACCTTTGCCTTGTCCTCGCCAAAACGCTCTACGAGGGCCTCATGGGTCATGTACACCCACCGCCATACGCAGGTCACTTCCTCCCACGTCCGCGCCGTAGAGTGTCCAAAATCCTTCCAATGCACATAGTCAGCAGGGGCGCACTCGTATTCGATGCGCTCCAAATCCGCGCCCTCGACATCCTCGGTCGCCTGCAGCCCTTCATCGCCTACGCCGATGCGCGTAACGTGCGGCTCGTACCGCACCCATGCGATGCCGCGACCGGGGAGGAACCTGTCCTCGACCGCATACCGCATGGCAGAGCGGAAATCGGGGTAATGCTCAATCTCAAAGTCTAGCGCCCGCTCGACAAGCGTAGCCGCTACACGCCCCACCGGATCGTTGTCGCCAAACCGCCGCGACACATCGGCCTTCGGCAACCGGGCGAACACCGCAGGCACAAGCGTCTGGACGTTTGACCAAAGGATGTTGAACTTGGCGGTTTCGTTGTTCGTCTGCCCGCGAGTGTCATCGCGGTAACGCTTTAGAATCTTCTTCGCCCGCGCTTCCCACTTGCCAAACTCGGAGTCATACGACGCGATGACGCCGAGCCACTTCTGCACGGGGCTGGTTTCAATTTCCATCATTCGCGCCTCAAGATTTTGACCTTCTTTTCCTCACCGGGGAACACGACGAAGTTGCGCGTTCTTGCATCGGTGTCGCCGCGACTGCCTGCGTCAAAATAGCGAACGCCGGGGATGCCTGCTTGTCTTAAGGCTTCCGATTCTGCTGCCATGCCACTTCGTTTTGCTGAAAGTAAATGCCTACCTTCCATTAACCCGCTTGCAATGTCACTTTCGGAAAACCCGCCCTTTTGCATTGCTTCCTTCAAATACCCAGTTTTTCTTAATGCTTTAACTATTTCCGGCTGCTCACTCAACGGCTTATCCCAATCGAGCATACGGTCGATCATCTCGTCGGGGAGGTCGGCTTTGTAAAGAGAACCGCTTTGATTTCGAAGCGTATCAAAGTTTTTTTCAAGGTAATTAGCAACTTTTTGATTAAATTGGTCGTTTGGATTGCGCCGTAAATCAGCAAGTTTTTCCGCAAGCGTTTCTCCAAATAACGGGTCTAGCGCATATTGCCGCGCTGTTGACACATACATTGGGTCGTTTTTATCAATACCTGCTTTTTTATAAGATTTCGCCACATCCGGCGTTTCCGCAAAATAAACCCCATGCCCATACGCCTGTGCTCCCTCCCCCGTGCCTACCTTGCTAGCGTCAAACTCGCCTAACGGGTTGGCTTCGGTCGGCTCAAAGCGATGCGGCGTACCGTGGTAAACATCAAGTTCCTGCATCGGCCCACGGCGCAACGCCGACGCAAGGCGCAGCGGGTCAACCATCGAACCCGCGTACTCACCGGCAGCGCGGGGACTGGTCATCGCCTGACGCGCACGATCTACCTCGCCTTGCACAAGCGCCTTGCCCGTCTGCACAGGTTGCGTGAGGACAGCCCGCCCTAACTCCACCGCCCCTTGCCCTGCGGCGTCCAGACGCGGCGTAGGAGCGCGAGAGGCAGCGGCTTGGGCAAACTCTGCCGTGTTCATCCGTCCGATGTTGGGGTCGCTCGTCAAGGCTTCATACGCCAGCCCGCCAACGTCACGCGCACGATTGGCAAGCGTGCCCGCTACGCCAGAGCCGAACTCTGCCGCCCGGTCGCGCATGGCACCGAGGTACTCCAGCGCAGCAGCGATGCGGCGACGGTCAGCCATTACGCCGAGAAGATGCCCACAGCGGCGACAGTCACGCCCGCGCCCGTGGTCACGCGCCACGCACCCGATGCGCTAACAGCGTTCACCTCTAGGCTATACACGCCGACCGAGGTGTTGGCAGGCATCGTAAAGACCGTGATTGCGTTGTCGAGAATCGTAACCGTCGAGGTGGCAGCGGTGTTAACAACAACGATAACGCGGTGCAGGTAGTCACCGATTGCACCCGTGCCGCCGAGGACTTGGTTAGTCTGCGAGGCCGCGACCGTTTCATATTGGAAGCGGTAGGGATCAGCCGTACTCATATCCGTGTTCTCCGACTCGTCTGCGCCGTCGCCCACATATCGTTGAGCGTAGCGGTGTTGGTTGGCCCGACCATCAGCGGTCGAGGTTCCGCAGGGCGCTCCGTTGTCGGCGCGTCCTCTCTGTATGCCAATGCTAGCATACGAAATGCGTCTGCCGGATGCGAAGCCCAATCGTGGCGCGGCGTCTGCCTAAACGCTTTCTTGTCCTCGTCGTACTCGCGTTGATACTGCCGCAGGGCTTCGATGCCGTCCCTGCACCCGTCCTCGTTGAACCAACAGCGCGGCAAGACCTGACGCACCGCCTGTATACCGTCCTGCACGGACAGTTCAGGCACCACGGCAAGGTTCGCAAAGCCCAGATGCGATGCCAGTTGTTCAATGATGCTTTTGCCAGCCGCCGCTAGTGTTTTTGCACGGGCATCGTGGGGAAGGTAATGCTTGGCGTAGCGGTAAGGCTTTACCTTCACAGCGTCCGCTATCTGCTCAATGCTCGCACCGCTGACCGAGTAAAAGTCGATGACGCGCACTTCACCGCGCAGCACTTGGTAAAACCAGATGGCGGTATCGTCTTTGTAGCCCAAGTCCCATGCGGTATAGACCTTCAAATGCTCGTCATGCTTAACGCGCCCGATGCGTCCCTGATCTTGCGCCTCGCGCATTTCTTTACCGTAGAACGCGCCGAGGATGGCGGCTTCAAAGGAACACTCGTATTCCTGTAGGTACTGGTCCTCGCTCAACTGCGCCCGTGCTGCGTTGAGTTCCGATACCGGCAGCAGGCCGCTTGTCGAGGCCGGGAGCCGCAGCATGAACCACTCATCCGGTATCCGCTGCGCCGTCTGGTAAATGTCCCAAAACTGATTCTTGCCCTTCGGCGTACCCGCAAAGACCGCCCACCCCTGTTTGTCCGATAGCGCAGGGCGTATGACGTTGCCGAACACCGAGGGCCTGAAGTCGCCGTACTCGTCTAGGTAAATGCCGCTGAAGCCTAGACCGCGCATGGCGTCTGCGTTGTCTGCGCCAAACAGCCCGACCTTTGCGCCGTTGAGTAGCGTTAAGGTCATCATCTGCTCGTTAGCGTCCGCGATCAGCGGGGCGGCGTAGAACTTGAAGTAGTCCCACGCGATGCGCCGAGCCTGATTCTGGTAAGGCGCGACATACCCGAACAGGCCATTCGGCCCGGTATACATCACGGCAGCGCGAATAATGTCGTTTACCGCTGCGACTGTTTTACCGGCTCTGCGATGCGCGACGAGGCAGGCCCACCGCTTCGTGCGGTCGTGGAATGGAAGGAAGGCCCGCCGTGGGTTGTACGGCAGGACGATTTCAGTCAACGGGGTTGCCCCATGTGATTACTATGCGCTGCGCTTCGCCGTCCTTGCCCGTGACCTCGCTGCGCTGCAACTTCGGCACATGGTATTCCAGCAACGAGGTGAAGCAGCCGAACGCCGCCTCTGCTCCACGGTCGCGGTGTATCTCGTCTAACCAGCCCTGTAGCCGGTCGGCGTTGCCGTCCACGAATCGCGCTATGGCCTCCCGTGCGGCGGCTGTGGCCTTGTTGGGCAACCCTTTTGGCCTACCGGGGCCGGGTTTGCCACCGTTTTTAAAACGCTCTCCGTTAGCCATAGGCTTTACTTTCGGCGTTACGACAAGTTGTTGAGTTTATACCGCGTCGAGTCAATCAGTTCGCTGATTTCGTCCGCGATGTTGTCGAGGTGCGATTCCTTCGGCAGCGTTTTACGGGCCGCGTCTACAAACTCGTAAAGGCGCTTGAAATAGCCCTTCGGTTCCTTTGCTACCGGGAAGGTTGCCGGATACTCGTCGATGATGGCGTAACAGCCCTGATAGGCTTCCGCGTACTTGTCCACCAGTCCCACGATGGCGGCGTAATAGTCACCGAGCGCCACATGGGTTGCGTAGGATTTCGTCTGCAAGTGCATCAGGTGCGCGACCGTTGCGCTGTGCAGCAAGGTGGCGACGAAGGTAGCGGCGGGCTTGTGGTTCATGGGGTGTAGTGTATCAAAGCAGCCTACAAGCCGCACCAATCCGCGCTTCAGCAATCTTGACATACTCGGGGTCGCGTTCAATGCCGATGAAGTTGAAGCCTTCCAGCATCGCGGCTTTACCCGTTGAGCCTGACCCCATGAACGGATCAAGGACGGTGCCGCCCGGTGGGGTGACGAGGCGGCAGAGGTAGCGCATCAGGTCGGTGGGTTTGACGGTGGGGTGGTGGTTGGCGCGGGCTGTAACGCGCTCGTTTCCGCTGCCGGTCAACATTGACCCATCAACAGTTGCTTGCATCCCACCTGTACGCACCACCTCCATCCCCTCGCACCCCTCGTCCCTGTCCCGCTTGCTCGCCTTCGCGCAGTAGAAGAAGCGGGCGGCGCTGCCTCCGTTGTCGGTGTGGCCTTTTACAATATCCCCGTCTGTTCTTTCGTTTCCCCAATCCATAGGATTTGGATTTGTACCGCCTCTGGGCGCGGCTTTACTCGCCCCCGTTACAGGAAACAGCCCCACCACCTCCTCGCTGCCATCGTGTATCAGGTTGGCGGGCCAGCGGCCTGCGCTTATATCCGTTGGCGGGGCGCCCTTTGCTTTACCGCCGACATACTCGTTTGCAAACCCGCGCACGCCTCCAGACCGTGCTTGCAACGCTGTGGCGTCCTCATCGGCGGCAAGTTTTACCCTGCACCCATCCACATTCAGCGCACCCGTGCCGTGCGCCAACACATTTTCCGCGACCGTGCCGATAAGCGGCTTGCGGGCGACGGTGATGGGTTCCAGCGCGGGTTTGAGGGCGGTACCCCATCCGGCCCATTGGCGGGCGGCTTCGGTGGCGGGGGCGGTGATGTTCCGGTCGATAAACTTTGTCCCTCCATCCATAGACCACCCTGCCATAGCACCCTTTTGAACGCCTAAAATCTCGCGCTCGGCAAAGTTCCGGCTTTCTACGCTGCGGATGTCGGCTTCGCGCTCGACCCATTCAGGAACCAAGCCTAGCAAGTGCCGACACGCGTCAAGGTGTTCGCGCGTCATAATTGCGGGCTGGCTTGCCGCAGTCGTGTAGTGGCCGCCCATGTTGGTTCCGGTTGCCTCGTCAATCTGCCGAGCCGTCACGCCCGTTGAACGCACCCATGCCGTAAACCGAAGTTGCCGCGCTCCCTGTTCTTGCGCCGCGTCCATCTTGTCTATCGCCTTGCTCACATCTAGCGACTTCGGAAACCCCGACCCGTACACCCACGCAATCATGTCGCGGATTTCAAACCCCGCGTCCTCAATCCGCACCGCCATCCGATGCTGCGTCCGCGTCCCGGCAAAGGCGAGTAGATGCCCGCCCGGTTTCAGCACCCGCAGGCACTCGCGCCATATCTCCTCGCTCGGCACATCGTAATCCCACCTCTTGCCCATGAACGCAAGTCCATAGGGCGGGTCGGTCACGATGGCATCAACGGAGTCGGCGGGCAGCGTCCGCAGCACATCCAGACAATCCCCCGTGTAAATCATCGGCAATGCTCCGGTCTTATCGCCAACTGGTAAAGTTCCCGCAACTGCCGCACCGTCGCCTCGGGATCGCGTGCCTCTATCCACTCGCCGCGTGGTTCCCAAACTGCGCGAAATGCCGCCTGCTTATCGCTCAACTTGCCGTTAGCGTGTTTGATTTCAAGCCAGCACACGAAAGGCTTACCGCACGGCAGCGGCTTGACCGCCAACTTGTCGGGGATGGAATGCCCCGCCCTAGCGAAGTCCCACACGTCAAACCCCGCAGCCTTTACCGCATCGGTAACAGTCGCGTCGTTCATATCTCGTCGCATGGCATAGCGCATCGTGGTTGAAACCCGCCCTTCTTCCTTGCGCCGATTATAGCCTTTCGCCCCTCGCGTGTCTGGCAACGCATCTGCAGCCGCGCATGGTCGAGGCCGATCATATCGCATATCCATTGCATCGACCCGATGCCATCCTCCGTGCTGTTTATCCACCGCATCGCCTGCCATCCATCTTCCCGGCCTGTCTTAGTGCAGTCGGTGATGGCCTGCCAGAGTACTGCAGCCCACAGCGCTCGGTATGGGTTTGGCGGGAGGTCGTTGTCCGCGTTTAGGTCTGATTGGAAGTTGAAGCCGCGCATGATGCCCTGTCGTAAGTTTTGATGCCGTGCGATATCGCTTTGGAAATGATATGCGCCTTGACGCCCCACGCCTTTGCGCGTTGCTCTAGCAGCCCGAGCCATTCTTTACGCGCTACCCGTGCGGCGCTGTAGTCTGCCCAAAACGCCTCGTGTTTAGCCGCAGCGCGGTACCCCGCTTGATGCACAGTCCACCAAAGCGGTACATCGTGCTTTCGGCACAGTTCCTTGTTAGTCGGAATGGCGCGTTGTCGAGCGGCGATTGCTAACGCCTCACGATACTGTTCTTCGGTCAACGTGGGGCTGTAGTACCGGCCTCGTATCTTCATCGGTTCCGCAGCCTCCCCAAGCCGCGCTCCCCAAACAAGTGCCGCACCATCCCCACCAAATGCGGGTCGTTCAGCACGTCTTTAGGGTCAGCGTCACGGATGGCAGAGGCCGCAGCATCGCGCAGCCGATCCCATGCGTCTTTATCCGCTTCCCGCATCGTCAGCCGCGCAAGGTACGCATCGCACAACTTGAGCCGGTGCAGCGGGGTCGGTTCCTGTTTCCCCCATGCCTTTGCAGCCCACTCGTCTTGTTCAGCGTGGCGGGCAACATCGGCGGCTTTCTGCTTGTCGGTTTTCTCGACCTTTTCGCCCGGTCGAGGCGCGGCTTTCTTCAGGTCAAACAGCCCTTGCCATTGGTTGCTGATGGACTGGTCTACTACCTCGCCCTGTTCTGCGCCGTAGCGCGACAGTTTGAGTTTCATCGCCTGTTCGCTTGCAGGTTTGATCGGTTTGCGGATGGCCTTGCGAAAGGCTACCCACCGTTCCCATGCCTGCTCGTCAAGTTCGTTCATGGTGTCCTCCTCACCGTGACTTTACCCTAGATTTTCGGAATGTCTAGTGTCTTAAACCCTGATGACTGATGGTGAGTCCGCACGGTGTAGACGGAATACGCCTACAGCGATTCGTGCGGAAAGATGACTGACGGAGCCATCCGCTGTCGGCTACTTTTGGCAGATGTTCGTCCCATCCGCTGCCATTTGCGCTTCCCGACGATACGCCGCGCATCTAGAGGCTGGCTGCCCCGGTCTAGATTTAAGCCCTGTCTGCGCGTGGTTTCCCCGACCAGATGAGCCGAGGCGTA